AACAGACCACCCAAAGAACCTTGCACCTCCGCCAAAAAAGAAGGTGCGGGTGCAAAGGTGGCTTAACATCGACGCAGACGGGACGGTTTCCTTTTACGATTCAAGGGCAGAAGCCGATGGGTATCGCTTTTCAGATCGCATCGCCTGCAAGGAAATCGACATCGAGGTCGAGGAAGGGGAGGGACTATGAGCCGTATTCACATTTACCAAGCAAAGATTGTCGAGATTGTTGACGGTGACACGTTCGACCTGATGATCGATCTTGGATTTAATACTTTTGTTAAAGAGCGAATGCGGCTTTACGGCATCGATGCACCTGAGATGAGGACGCAGGCTGGAAAGGATCTAACGTGGAATCTTTCGATGCAATACCCAGGTAGCTTGCCTGTCATCGTTCAATCCGTCGAGGCTCCCAAGAGCAAGCAGTTTCGCGACAAGTACGGGCGGTTCCTTGCGATCATTTACGATGCGTGGCCATTAAATCCAAGGGCGATTGCAAACAAACAAAAGATCCTGACGGTCGCTCCATCGTCGCTAAACGCTCGGCTCATCAATGATGGGCTGGTTAAGGAAAGGTATTGGTAAGTGACACCGGAACGGATCGTAGAGATCGAGCAACATGCTCGACGGTTCGGCTCTGCTAATTGCTGGACAGGTACTAGCGGAACATTGGCGGCGATGATTATCGAGTTGCTCAAGGTCATTCGGGATCTTGAGGCTCAAAAGGATGGTTCTTTAACGGAGGTTGATAAAGATGAATTACGATGAGTTTATTAGGTCGAAGTCGCAATGGCGTAGCCAATGCGGTATCGATCCAGGAGAGTTGCAACCGTGGCTCTATGATTTCCAAGCTTACTTGGTCGATTGGTCTTTGCGTCAAGGTCGATCAGCGATCTTTGCTGATTGCGGAATGGGTAAGACTGCGATGCAGTTGGCATGGGCTCAAAAGATTATCGAGCATCGAAACAAAGCCGCCTTGATTGTTACGCCGATTGCTGTAGGTGCTCAAACGATCCAAGAGGCGGAGCGTTTTGGTATCGAGGCAAAAAGGTCTCGGGATGGTCGGTTTGATGGTTCGCCTTGTGTTTGGGTGACGAACTACGAACAGTTGCACAAGCTAAATCCGAGCGACTTTGCGGCAGTTGTTTGCGATGAGTCGTCAGCGATCAAAGACTTCAAAAGCGAACGCAAGGATGTTGTTGTTGAGTTTCTTCGGACTGTCGAGTTTAGGTTGCTCTGCACAGCTACGGCGGCTCCTAATGACTTCTGGGAGCTTGGGACATCGAGCGAAGCTTTGGGGCTCATGGGCTTTCGCGACATGATAACCAAGTTTTTCAAGCAAGAGACATCCAAGGATCATCATGGATGGGGTCGGACGAAGTACCGTTTTCGAGGTCACGCAGAGCAGCCTTTTTGGTCTTGGGTTTGTTCTTGGGCTCGATCAATTCAGAAGCCTGAGGACATTGGGTTTGATGGATCGAGGTTTGTTCTTCCGAAGCTAAACGAGATTGAACACGTTGTTGAATCCGCAAGACTTCGCGATGGCTTTCTGCTTGCGTTGCCTGCGAGAGACATGCAAGAGGAAAGAGAAGAACGCAGGCGAACAATGCCAGAGCGTTGCGAAATGGCCGCCGAGATTGTTCACTCTCACGAAGGATCATCGGTTCTTTGGTGCGAGCTCAATCCCGAGGGCGATATGCTCGAAAAGATGGTTGCTGACTCAGTTCAAGTATCTGGCAGCATGAAAGACGAGGAAAAAGAGGAGGCGTTGATTGGATTTGCAAACGGCCAGATTAAGCGATTGATTATCAAACCAAAGATCGGAGCATGGGGGCTAAACTGGCAGCATTGCAATAATGTCACAGTATTCCCCTCGCACTCGTTCGAGCAATACTATCAGGCTGTTCGGCGATGCTATCGATTCGGTCAAAACAAAGACGTAACTGTAAACATCATCGCAAGCGAAGGAGAGCGAGGGATCATCAAGAATCTACAAAGGAAACAAGAGCAATCGCGTCGGATGTTTCGTGAGCTATGTAAGCACATGAACGACGCAATGCACATTGTAACGCAAGATTATTTTCCAGAGAAAGAGGAGTTACCAACATGGCTATGAAAATAATTACTATGAGCGTGCGAGATTTTATCGCACTACCAGACAATCCTCGCCAGAGAGATACCGTTAGGCATGCATCAAAGGCCGTTAAGTCTCACCTGAAGTATCCAAGCGATACTCAGTACGTAGTTGCGGTTGCTTGCATCAACGGCGTTCCTGTCTGCAAACTTGACGGACATACGCGAGCCTACCTTTGGGAGTCTGGCGATTTGGAGTTAGTTGCTGACAACGTTACCGTTCAGGCGTACGAAGTATTGTCGATGGCTGAGGCTTGCGAGCTTTACACTCACTTCGATAGCTCTTCGGCAGTCGAGGGTAGTGTGGATAAGCTTTCGGGTGCTTGTCGCCAGTCTGGGCTTATACTCAAAAGCAGCCTGCTTTCGGATTGTCAGTTCAACACAGCCCTAAAGGTGGCTCACGCCTTGGGTGCTATGGGCGGTGCGAATGAGTATCGCATTGTTCCGATATGGTCACCAGCGATAGCCGAGGTTGATTCTTGGGGGCTTCCTAAGTCGAAATTCAAGGGCAGTGGATTGGTTTCGCTGATGTTTATTGTTGCTGGGTCTACGGAGATTGATTCGTCCATCGCAAAGGAGTTTTTCTGGAAATATCAGCGCGGGGAAGGTGTGAAGAACGGAACCAAACGCGATGGGGTTCAGGCTCTTGAGGAGCACATGGCGGACAGAAGGGCAAGGAAATTGATGACCGGCTACGACAATATCGTCGACATGATATTCAAGGGATACTCCTGTTTGTCGGCGTGGTCGAAAAATCAATTGCTTATCAACGTGCAACCATCCCGCGAAAAGGTGGTTGAACTTCACGCAAAGACTAGGCACTATCTAGAATCAAAACTCAATCAAAAGGTACGAGGTTAAAACATGGCTGTAAACGATCAAGTAATCAAAGACAACTACGCAATCTACAATGGCGACTCGGCTGAGTGGATCAAAACAATACCAGATGAGTCCATCGGGCTATCGGTATACTCACCGCCGTTCGCAACCGAAAACGGTGGATGTCTTTACAACTACTCGAGTAGTGTTCGGGATCTTTCTAACGCAAGAACCTACGCAGAGTTTTTTGAGCACTACGCTTTCATCGTCGAAAACATCGCAAGGGCCACAAAGCCCGGCAGGATCACGGCCGTACATTGCATGGACGTACCAAAGCAAGGTGCGAACATTTGCGGTTACACAGACTTCCCAGGCGATATCATTCGATTGCATGAAAAGCTAGGTTTCGACTACTTGCCAAGGATATGCATTTGGAAAGAGCCATTGGCGGTGCGTAATCGAACAATGGCTAAGGCTCTTGCACATCGTCAAATCTGCGAGGACTCAACCTTAACCAATGTTGCGGCGGCAGACTACTTAATACCGTTTCGCAAGAAAGGTGTTAATCCAGAGCCGGTAACCCATGAAACGGGGTTGCACGAATACTACGGCGAGCGAGAGATTCCATCTGAGTTGCATCGGTACAAGGGACACACTGGAAAGCAGACCGAGAATCGATACTCTCACTGGATTTGGAGAAACTACGCATCCTGCTTTTGGGACGACATTAGGCTTGATCGAGTGTTACCATACGAGGAAAGCAAAGACGAAGGTGACGAACGGCATCAGCATCCGTTGCAACTCGATGTCATACAGCGATCGGTCGAAATGTGGTCGAATCCCGGCGATGTTGTGTTAACACCATTTATGGGCGTGGGCTCTGAGGTCTATGGCGCTGTATCGCTCGGTCGTCGCGGTATTGGTTGCGAGTTAAAACCAAGTTACTACAGGCAAGCGGTAAAGAACCTTGCGAGCATTCAAACGCAAGCAAGGCAAGATCTACAGCCAACCCTATTTGATTGATCCTTCTCAGGTCGGTTCGCCTACCACAGGGTCGCTCGTTCGAGAGGGCGGGCGGCTCTTTTTAGTTTTGCTTCAATGGCTTTTTGGAGGGTGGATAGATGGCTGGTGATTGGATACCTATGCGGCTCGATCTATGCGAGGATCCTGCCGTTCTTCAGATGGCCGATATTTTGGGCGAGTCCGATGAATATGTCGTTGGTTGTTTGCATCGGGTTTGGTCTTGGGCGTCACGAAATTGTCACGATGGAACCGTGACAGGTGTCACGAAAATGTCACTGTCGAGGGCCGTCAAGCTTCCGAAAGTGATTGACGC